CCCCCTATGAGTATTTTACATAATAAAATTAAAGAATTAGTAGCTTTAAAGCTAAAAAAAGTTTATGGAGATTTTGTGGTGGCAACTGAAGTCCAGTTAGTCAGAAATGATAAAAATCGCCTAATTGATGTAATGGTTTTTGATAAGCCAGAAAATGTTGTTAAAATCTTAGATATGTCAGATGAAAGAAACAATGAAAAGATCATTGATCTAGTTGAGGTAAAGGGTTTTTTACTAGCTAAAGAAGGTGATGAGATATCTGCATTAAATCGTTACAATGTTGTTCTAGACAAATTGCAAAGAAAAAAATTAAGAGTAGTAATGGTAGCAGCTGAGGATATAAGATTAAAAAGTGCCTTATTCAAACATTTTCCTGAACTATCAGAAGAAATTGTATTTAAAGAAGTTCAAGTTATGTTTGGGAAGAGCTTTGAACAAAATAGAACTATCTATCAAATGCAATCTGACAAAGATTACAAAAAAATATTAATAAAAATAGATAAGAATTTTGAAAATTTAAATTCTGTTGTTAATGAAATAATGATAGAGAATGAAGATGATAGTATGGAGAACTTAGATAAGATCATTGAAAAGGAAAGTTATTTAGAGACCAAGCTTTATGAAGACGAAGTTGCCTATGATATAACAGAAAATTTAGAGACTTTAGACTCAAAAATCAGTATGTCATCTGAGATTAATTATTTCAATTTGGAGAAAGCTTATGATAAAGCATTAAAAGGGAAGACACCTTTAGCACCTAAAACCAACATTAGCAGAATGGGTTGTGTTTTAGTTGATGCATTGTGTGATAAAACTGAAAATATAATGCTGAAAGGAATGGGTTTGATGAGCACAATAAAATCTCTTTTCAATTTTGAAGGAGCTAGATCAAAATTTATAATAGAAGAATTTGGTTCAAGTGGTCTTTTCTTGGATCAGAATGAGATATTTGAAAAGGTTGCAAAGGAAGGAACTAGGAATATGATGTTAAAGTTAATTGATGAGAAGAGAAAAAAAGGAAAATTTGTCAGTAAGAGTGACACAGATGCTTCGGAACAAAGAGCTGCTATTAAGGTCAGTCTTTACAATGCTTTAAGTGAAAAAGGCTTGCTTGGCAGTTTTTTAGTTGATGCTAATAATACGATAGCTTATAAATCTAGGGAACACTTAATATCAGTTTTAGGAGTAAGAGAAGAGACAATTATGTCACAAAATAAAAAGGAAAATTTTGAAATGAAAAAGACTGACTTCTTTTATAAATATGTAAAACAAACTAGGAAATTTTATGAGTTGGCAACAGAAGGCACAATAACTTCTGACAGGTTTTATATGGATGAGGAGATAGAGTTATCTAAACTAGATAAGATAAAGAAAAAACAAGATGATTTTAAAAATAATAAAGTAAATGTAGCTGTCTTTGAAGAAGATTTTGAGGACATAGATAATTTAGTTGATGTATTAACCTTAAGTAATAATAATTATATGGAGCAAGGCAATATGGATTTAAATTATGAAATGCTAGATGTATGCAAATTGTCTAATCTAGATAAATCTATAGAAGAAGAACTGCAAAAACACTTCTTAAATGAGATAAATGACTTTAAAGATTCAAACCTAACATTTTTGAATTTACAAATGAGAACAGTTGGCAATTCATTGTTATATGCTAACACACAAAATTTTGAAGATTTATCTTTTCAATTTTTACAAACTTTGGACAAAAGACATTTATGTCTATCTTTCGGAAAACGAGTTGATGGGAATGAGAAAGGGAAAAGTACTTTTAGTTATATTTTCATAGAAAGAAAGAATTTGGCTATTTATAAAACAGCTTATCCAAAATGCATTGTGATGGAGTTAAATGACCAAGAGAAAAGTCTAAAAGCTTTTTATTTGAATGATTATAAAATAACAGACCCCATTTGCTTAGAAATACAAAACTCAAGATTATACAACAATCAAATCAATGAAAGTATAATACATTTACCTACCACTTCTGGGGCTTCTTTTATATGTAGACTTGTAACAGGTCAAACTTTAGAGACTTTAAGATCTGTGGCAATAGAATCTTTAGTTCAAGGGGACCCTGGTTTTAATTACAAATGCTTAGATTGTCAAATGAAAGCCTTCACCTCTATTATGGCTGAGCAAAATTACATTTCAAAAATGATGCAAGAGTATGTATACAAGGTAAAAGGAAGATTTCATCTTTATATTCAAAACAGAATGCAAAAAAATTGTATGTTTAACAGTATGTATCAGCATATGAGAGACAAAGACCCTAGTACAAACAATGTTTACCAAAAGAATTTAAAACAAGAATCTCATGCAAGTTTTTTTGTTAAGGAAATGTTAGAGATGAAAGAGTTTTCTGTAGAAAAATCAGTCCTGCCTAAAACTTTAAGTGTGGATGAAAACATTAACTTTATAAAACAAAATTTTGATAAATTAGGGTTTAAAATATTTTCTAATACAACCACTAAAAGCTTGAAAGTGTTGCTAGAAGATTCATGCTTGGTGAAAAGGACATCAGAAAATAGTAAGACAGATTATCATAGGTATTTAACCAATATGGATACAATAAAAACATACTTGAAAGAATCAGCTAAGGTAGGTTCAACAGGAACTAACACTTTCAAAACACATGATCAAGTTCTTAATGATTGGAAAAGTGGTACAAGGAATAACTACAATTTTTCACCTAAATTTGTTGTCCATGCTTTTAAAGTTTTTGATAAGGAAAGAAAGAGTTCTGGGGAATATGAGTCATATGTCAACACCATGCAAAATAAATTTAATCTATCATTATCAGAAAACTTAATGGACTTACAAAAGAACAAATCTTCATACTTATTTGACCCTCAAAACAAAAGAAGTAAAAGAACAACTTTGACCAATGCAATTTCTGATTATTTATATGACAATAGGGATGTTGTCACAATAGGAGATTTTTTGATAAAGGAATTTCTTGATGGTAAAGCTTGTTATGTTGATGGAAAATTGAGATATACACATATGTTTAACAATAACAAAGGTCAACTAGGTTCTGATAGACCATTCTTTACACAAGAATTGCATATGAGAGTGTTGACTTACATAATGGAAGGCACTTTGGGATCAACTTTTCCTTATCATAAAGAACAAATTATAAATGAACCTGAAAAAGATGCATATATTTCTAAAAGGCTCAAAGCTTTTAAAGGCAAAATTAGTAAATCAGATGATAAAACTGATGAAAAAGATTTGTATGATAAAGTGAGAACCTGGATTTTAAGTGAAGATTGCTCAAAATGGTCATCTATGGACAACGTTTACAAATTTATCGTCATGTTCAAGATGATGAGGAGAATGAACTATATAACTGAACAAATGTTCAACCTTTTCATTTACACTTTAACATTAGTACTATTTAAGAGACTTGTTGTACCTGACTCTGTTGATGACTGTATGTTAAGAGCTAAAATTATGTATGGTGATGAGAAATTTGACTTATACAAAGACTCCACAGTTAGTAACTTCAGTAAAAGAAGAGAAGAAGTGGTGGAAACAAAATTGAGGAAAGAAAAGTTATGTCAAATTAAAAAAGTGAAAAACTCTTTTATGGAAGGGGAACTTAGTAGTTTAATCAAAACTAGAGCGACTCAGAAAAGATACAAGGATCAAAATAAGCATTTTACTACAGATCTGGACCCATATCATGTTAGTTCACAGATTGAAGAGGGTGGTCATGCCTACAAGATAGCTTTAAATTGGCCTGAAGGTTGGTTTCAATTCTTATCATCTTATTTTAAATCTGTTTGCTTACCTATTATGACTAATATATCAAAGAAAGTTTTCAAACTAGTCAAGGAAAAGTTAATCTTCAGAGCAGAAACAAAATTAAATTTAAGTAAAAAGGAGAGAGAAATTTATAAGAGAATTTACAATATAACAATTGATGATGAATATACAAATATTGATCATTTAAACACTGTGTCAGATGGTTTTAACAACATACTTAAAAGTTTAAAAAGGAAACTAACAAAAAAAGACAGTAATCCTTATATAAACTTAAGTAAATTTTCACACATAAGTGAAAAGTACAAAAATTTCTTAAAAAGTGCAACAGAAGAATTCCAAAAATCAAAAGACACATATGTAACAGCTAAGGACAGATTAGGGACATTCCCAGAGAAAGGATCTGCTAATATGATAAAACTAAGAGAAAAATTAAAACTAGAACTTGTAAACTTAAAATTAAAATTTGACAATTTAAGTGATGAAATAGATCTGTTGTTTAAGCTAGATGATTTTATAAATCCTAATAAAGCAGGTGCAGGCAATAAAATTCCATTAAGTTGTCAATTTAAAGGTAAGTATCAAATATTTAAAGCCTTCCATTTCTTTCATTCAGATGATGAATTAGTTTATTTAACTTGTGAAAAAGCCCTCTATAAAATTTACTATATTTGTCAAGTATTTTTATATGACCTTGGTTGTATCAAAATCTCTTTAAAGAAAACTGCTGCCAGTAAATACATAGGAGAGTACTTATCAACTTATCACTTAAATGGATCATATTATTACCCACTTAGTAAATATATATCATCTATATGTGAAACAGGTATTTGTGAGGGAATATGGCATGATCAGATGAAGTACTACTCCACACTAATTAAGCCTCTTAAATTTGGGCTGGATTTTTTATGTGCTATGATATGGAGAAATTTGATAAAAGAATATTTAAAATTTAGATATAATGCAAAGGACGGGTTGTATGTTAATGGAGATACACCAACTATTAGCTTGATAGACTTATTCTGTGATGGCGCTGACTCTTTGCTACTCCATGATTATCAAAAATTATCTGATGAGATTGACAGAAGCTCATTAGTAAAATTATGTGACATGACTTTAAATATTTTTGATGATGAGTCAGAAGATGTGATTCTTAATAGAAATGTCCCTTATCTAAAATATAACACAGATGTTAAAACAAAAAAGAAATTGGATTTGTACAAACAGGAGGTAGACAGAAAGACTATAGAAACTTTAAAGAAAATAGCTGAGTCTGACCCAAGAGGCTTTAGAAACAAACCAAAAGACAATTTAATGTGTAGAGTTAAATTAGCAATTAATGCAACAAAGGAAAATATATTGAAATCTCTTGATAAATTTGACTCTGCTAACTCTAAAGTTTTTGAAATGAGTACTAGGTACTATGCTAGATACAGATACAATGGAGAAAAGAAGGCATACACAATAGAGGAAATAACTGAAGAACTTCTATTAAAGTATAAAGATTACTCTGACGAACAGCTTATGCAAATAGCTACAAGAAGAATTCAAGGTTTAACACAAATGGGTCTTGTAGTGATAAATTTTAAAAAAGAAGCTGAGTTAGAAAAAGGTATAGAACTTGAATATAGTAGGAAGAGCACAGTTAAATCTTACCAAATTTTCCCAAAAACAATAAATAATGTGTATTCTGATTATAAAGCTGAAGTTATTTTAGGTTATTATAGACAGATTAAATTGTTTAAAAATAAGGAGAACATTTTATCTTGTACTAACACTTTAATTAAAAATTATGACTCTAATGTTAAAGCAGAAATTCTTAACAAGCAAGACCTTCTACTTAACATAGCTGAGGAATTAGAAGCAACACTAGACTTAGTACACACACAATATGATAAATATCAAATAGTATATGCTTTTATTAAGGAAAGTAAAATATCAAGCACTTCAGAGTACATGATACCTTATGACTTAGAATTGGGTTCCATATTTGACTTCATTCAATTAAAGTTAGTAACTTCAATAGTCCCTATGACTTTAAAGGTGACAAATGAAAATTATGAGATGAATATATTAAACAATATAGCTACAAGCTTAAAATCAAACAAATTAATAAAATTAGACACTGCTATCATAGATTACTCTGCTTTTATTTGTGATACTTTCTTGAATAAGATAGGGAATGTGCCAATATCTAATGTAATAATTAATGTAGAAGATCGCAATATATCCTTAGGTGATGTTAAACAAAATGGCACTTACTGCTGGTCTAAAGCCAATTTAGTCTATAATCTAGCTAAGATAAAGAAATTGTATGTGAATGAAGCTTTAATTTTGAGAGAATACTTATTCAAGGAAGGTTTTTACTTTACCTTGAATGAAGAACTTGTAAGATATTATATAAAATGTGACAAAAGCACCCAGTTAACAATAAAAGATAGTATGGTGGATAGTGTTAAGCTTTTTATAAAATATGATAGAGTAAACAGTGTGTTATCCATGAACCCTTCATTTAGACTTAAAGGCACAGAAAATAAGATTGTTAGTGAGAAGGAGTTTCTTTATGAAAGGAATGCACTTAAAGATTTTATAAAGCAGGCTAATTATTTAAAATTAAAGTTGCTCACCTCTGAAATAGACAGTGATACCATATTTGGGTTAAATAAAATAGAGGGAAAATACTCGTTATCTATTAGCACAGAAGAAAAGTTAATGTTTAAAGAGATTGAATTATTAGACTCAGACTTATTGGATATTGAAATAATTAAAAGTTACCGTGACCTAAGAGAGACAATGTTACAGACTAAAAGTATTATGACAATATGTTCTAGCAATATTTTGATGAGAGTGGATGAGAGAGTTGTTGAATTTGATGAATGGATAAAATGTTTTAATGGTTATACATATTTAAAAACAGGTGTCATTTCTTTCAAACAATCTGAAGATTCTTTTGTAAATTACTTAACAGATCAATTCTTAAAAGAAAATTACAATAAAATTGACATATTGTTATCAGACAGTTATCAAGAAAAGAAAAAAATAAATAACTTAAGGCAACAATTGCTTTCCATACCTCTAGGAATTGTAAAAGTAAATAAATTAACAGAATTGCTCAACAATTTTGATGAGTTTTATGAACATCAAAAGGTTTTAGAAGAAAAATTAAAGGAGCAAGAAAAAATGATGTTTGAATTAAGAAAGAGAAGGGAAGAGATACAGCTGTTAAAGGGTATTGGTACTCAGGAAGAAAAAGAAATAACTACTATAAAATTAAACTCAATTAATAGAATTATAAATATAAACAATAAAAAGTTGACTTCCATTACAGCTATAAGGAAATCAGATGCTAGATTATCTGATTTAACTGGTGTTAAGAACAATTACATTAATAGTAATTATACAAAAGTTTTTAATGTGGAAAGCGAGTTAAAAGAAGAAGCTTATGTGGCAGATAAAGTAAATATAGAAGAAACAAATGATGTGTTAGAGCAAATTCAAAATAATGCACATAAAAAGAAGTATCCAAGCTTACTTGAGTCAGATGAAGATAGTGACCAAGATGTAATTGATGAAAATGACATTTAAAA